ATTTCGTGACTATTGTAATAGTAGATGATTCTGCAGCAATGAGGTCAGAAGCTATGAAAAATGTAGGAGTATTATTACCTGATTGGTTATTAAGAGGTGCTAATAATGTGAAGCATAATTTATTGGCTTCTGATATCAGAGAAAAAGGAGCACTTTTTAATCGTTCTTTGGTTGAAGGATGGGCTTCTAATAGTTTTGATCAAGAATTCCATGTCAGCGCTCGGTTTCCCTCTGCTATAAATCGAAGGTTTCAAATGCGAATTATTGGTAAGGTACGTCCCCAATATACTAAGACAGTTCATTTTCAGGAAGGAGGAGTGTCTTCTATGATAGATTATGCTAAAATACCTGAAGATCAAAGAGATACTATTGCTCCTGATGCTTGGGTTTTTACTTGCTTAGACTGTCAGATTAGAGATAATGGTATTAATTATAAATCTGAATTGGACATACAGTTTCCGGAACATGATAACGACTATAAGTTCGTACCTTTTGAACATAACGGTAGGGTTATGGAAAATGTAGATTTAGGTACCATGCTAAATTTTATGGCTGATCATTCTGAAGCATTTTTCAAACAGCAAGAACAGGTTCTTAAAATAGATGAAAAAGTTCATGACATAGGAAACTACTGTAGTCATGGTATACCTAAATCCTGTGATTGTAATTATTGTGAATTGGAACTGCAAAGCGATTGTAGTAGTATGGAGGACGAATTCGAGGAAGAAAGTGAATGCGAAGAGGAGAGTCAGGAAGGAGATGAATCGATAACTAATAGTGATGTTATTTGTAGTCTTAACACTGAGGAGAAACCGGATATTGAATTGCCTAAAAAACCAGTTAAACGAAGGATTGTAGAAGAGATTTTGGTTCAACATAATTTACCTACTATTTCAGTCTCAAATTTAGATAGAGCCGCTTATAGAAGGTCTAGACATATTGAGTGTCTTAATGAACTATCTAATTTTACTGAAATACTTTGTCAAGATGGTAAGGAAAATAATATTGAAAGTTTGTTATATGCAGTAAGGTCTTTAAAGATTAGTACTATTATGGAGAAAATCAAGGTTACTAATGATTTGCTAACAACTACATCCAATATTATTAAAGAATTAATTAATAGTTTGAAAACTTGGTTTGACGAAATGGTTTGTGATATACTCGAATATTTTGCTATAAAACTACTAAAATATGTAGCTGATTTTGTAGAGAATCCTACTTCTTTCATTCCTACTGCTGTGGAAGGTACTATAGTGGGAGCTTATTGTTATGCCAAACATCCTCTGTTGCGGATACCTATGGCAGTAGATTATTGTAACTATTTAGTATATTCTAATGCTATGGCTCCTTTTGTACCCCGGAGTGAAGTGCCTTTAAGTAATACGTTTACTAATTTAGTTTATACATTGTTTTTGAAGTCTAAAACTGTTAAGGAAAAGTTAGTTGATAAATTACATACTTCTATGTCTTTTGGAGAATATTGTCTTTCATGCGGTTTGAGCATTTCGAAATTAGAAAAAGACATTAAGAAAGAAGATCCGGATATATTGAGAGATTTATTATTACCAGGTATAGGTTCTTATTTAATTTTAGCT